TTAGACGAGTTTATAGAGCACGTGAAAAACACTGAAGGCATACTGAATTACGTGAACAGAATACGTGGAACGAAACCAGATTGGAGCGAAGAAGTTTACATATTGGCTGATGATGAGTTTGAGAAAAAATATGAAGACAGAATAAGACACATTACGAAATTGAGGAAAGTGATATGCGGTGGAAAAGAGTATGTTTTGTATGTTGTGGCAAACGATAAAGAAATACCGATTGAGCTGAGTAGAAGAGTTTTGTGTGATGATGGGCTGACTACGGGGTTTATACTCAAGGAAGAGGTTGAGGCAGTAGTAAAAAAGATATTCAGAGGCATAAGGAAGCAAGTTCCTGCAAGATTTAGAAGATACATTAGAGAGGAGGATATAGGAAGACTGCCACAGGGAGTTAGAGTGTATAGAGGTCCAAGAGGTGGACTATACATTGACGTTAGAGAGCTGGGTCGTGATACTGATGAAGATAGAGAGCAGAGATTGAGAGCAAGAGCTGAGGAACTGAGAGAAAGAGCAGAAGAATACAGAAGAAGACGAGAAGAAGAAAGGATGCAGGAAAGAATACAAGAAGAAGATGATGAGGTGAGGCGTGAACTCGAAAGGTTGGAAAGAAGATGGGAGGAGCGTGGATATACAAGAGAGTATGCTGAAACGTTTAAAGAAGTATATGTAAGGCTGGATTTATCAAGAAGACATGCGTTTGAGAGTCTTTTGGAAGATTCTTTGTTTAGACTCAAGAATATTACACCATATGCAAACTTTGAGTATGTGAGAGCGTTATTGGATGATATTAAGTTGGCAATAGATATTGTTTTTGACTCATACAGAATTGACGAAAGATTGCGTGAAAGATTTTATTATGGCGTGACGAAGGAATTGGCAAATACTATGTTTGAAGATAGATTTTGCAAGCATTTAAAAAGAATATTTGAGCCGGCAATTGAAGCTATAGCAAGGGATGATAAAGATTTTGCGGATGAAATTAATAAATCTGTTAATGAGTTGATTGAAAATCTTAAGAAATTTGCCAATAAGAGTGTCAGATATTCGATGACAGATTTTTATGAAGTGATTTGGTTCTTTGAAGATTTGTATAGAATAATGGGGGAAATATCTTGGATGGCGAGAAAAGTGCCGAAGGAAGATATTATTATAGATGCAAATAGCCCAATTGAGCTTGAAATTGAAGATAGTGTCATAGAGGCGGATAATTTAAAAGAATTTGCGAAGAAATACGGTTTTGCAATAAAGAATCAATTTGGCAAAGATACTATTATTAAAGAGATTAAAAATATCAGTAGAGAGCATGAAAAAATTTTGCACAATAGAAATTCGTTAACAAGATTAAATCGAATTATATATCAAATTAGAGAAGCTAAACAGACAACATCAGGAGATGAACTTGAGAAAATGTTGCTTGATGATGATAAGTTAATGAAAATACAAGAGATACTAATAAATTTTAGGTCAATGAATCGTAGAGGTGAGGGACTTGAAGAGGCAAGGAGTGAGGAAGGTAGATATTTTAGTTTTGAGCTGGAGTATAATATTATAGATTGGGAAAAACTTATTGAAAAATATGGCGAAGACAGAATTTATAAGATAATTGAGAGCAATAAGTTTGTGTGTGATGGGAGTTTGACAAATTTAACTTCCGGTGAGTTGGTTTTATGTTTTATGAGAGGCAAGAAGGGATATAAGTGGTTTCAAGAGTTTCTTGAGATGTGTAAGAGAGACGGGGACATGATTAATACTCATGAGACTGGTGCACATATTAGTGTTGACGTTAGAGATATTGTTCGAGTCTTAAAGACAGATGATGAAAAAACTAATTTCAGAAAAGCATTAATGCTGCATGGTGAGAGTGTAATAAGAGATTTGTTTGACATTGGAGCAATATCGAAATCGAGAGAAGATAGTTATTATGCAATGATGCTGGATGAGCTTAATTGGGATGCAGTGGACGATGATTATTTATACGAGAAGTATAGGGCAGTAAATGTTAGCAGAATTATAGACCAAGGAAGAGTTGAGTTCAGAATACTTGATGGAATGTTCATTAATGGAAGAAGAGAGGCTTTAGTAGCAAAAGCATTTTGCAACTTAATTGACATAGCATCGAGAGACTATAATAAGTTCATAGAGAGTGCAAAGAGAGGAGAATTAATCGAATTGAAAGATGTGTTAAGTGATGATGAAATAAATGAGCTGAGGCAAATCGGGGAGGAAATAAGAAAGGCGGATAAAATACGTGAGGCAGTAGAAAGTGGACGATATAAAGTAAAGAAGAAAGAAAAGAAGGCTGGAGCATGCAATGAAGTTAAGAATATTATTGATAGAGTGGTATGGTTTGCTAAGATGAAGTCAGAGGGGGTGACACGATTTGGTCGATGATAGTATTGCGAGGCTGGATGAGAGAGTTAAAATGCTTGAGGCGAATCATGATGACATAAAGAAATTGATAGTGCAAACGAGTAAACTTGAGCAGAAAATAGATGATATGGCACAAAAAATAACTTCTTTATGTGAGATTATTAGTGAGATGAATAATGAGCTTGATTGTATTAAAATAGTCATAGAGAGGCATAATACATACTTTAAGATTCTTGGCACGGCGTTGATGTTGTTGTTTGCGATAGTGGCAAATTTAATAATTAGGTTTGCATGACTGAGAGTTGTATATTATTGATGAGTGATTTGCATATTGGAAGAAAGACAAACAGTTATGATACAAATGAGTATCTGAGGAGAATAGAAGTATGCAGACATAATTTACTGAAAGTGAAGAGAATAGTAAACAGAAGCCACAAGCTGAGGGAACTAAATATTTTTATGCTTGGGGATATTGTCGACGGCGAGGAAATATACAGAGGACATGGATATAATGTTGAGAAGGATGTAGATGAATCAGTGGATATTGCTGTCAGTAGTCTGTATAATTTTATAAAATCTCTTGAGCGGAATTTTAGACAGATAAAAGTTTGGTGTGTTCGAGGCAATCATGGAAGAACTGCAGGTAGTGAGAGGAGCAATTGGGACAAGATTGTATATAAGAGGCTTGAGGATAGATTTGCAGATACAAATAATGTTGAGGTGAACATGCATAAAGCAAAAAATGACTGGTATTGCATGGCATATGTAAAGGATTGGGCATATTTATTGACGCATGGAGATGCTATAAGGGCATATAGCAATATACCTGTTTATGGAATGATACACAAGGCGATGAGGTGGAAGAGCGGTGGCATATTTGAGGATTTTGATGTAATGTGTATAGGGCATTTTCATACTGTTTTGATGTTGCAGCATAATGATATAATGCTTATGTGCAATGGAACGATGCTTAGCGGGGACTCATATTCAGAGAGGCTTGGGTTGCAGCCGGTGAATAAGTTTATATTCTTTGGAGCTGATGATGATAGACCAGTGACGTGGATATATATGATTGATTTGATTGAGAAGAGGTGATAAGTTTGGGAGACGAAATTATTTATGTAACAGAAGCAGGAGACGTTTTATTGAGATTAGTAAAGATTAGTCCGAGCATAAAAAACAAAAAATTTAGCTATGGAGGAGTGAAATTTGAGGTTCTAAAGGTGAAAAAACTGAATGATGATGAAGAAGAATACGAGTTAATTGCAGAGTGTTTGCTTGATATTGAGGCAAGTGCACTTATTGGAAGCATTTTGAGTAGCATAGCAATTGAGTGCTTGAATGATATGAGGAATATAGTTGCATTTCTAAGTATGATGCCAGACGAAAATGAAAAATGCAGTAACAATAAAGCATATAGTTAAGTGTGTGTAGGTGATAACAATGAAGTTTGTAGATGCGATACGTAATACTATAGGATTGGCAAAGAAATCTGAGGATAGAAGTGGTGTTAGTCCACTATTAACGAGGCCAGTAGACAGTTTCGTGCAGGTAGGAGTGCATGATGTGGCAAAAGTGCCGATGCTGCCGTTGCATTTCAGGTTTGCTTATGACATGTTTTTCTACAGTGATGTAATAAGAACGATTGTCAGGTCAATAGTTTGGGAAACGTTTAGGAACGGAATAATCATAAAAAGAAAATTTGCAGTTAAATGTAATGCATGCGGTGCAGAGTATGAGAATGAGGAGGTAAAAGAGTGTGAAGTTTGTGGCTCAAAGAGCTTCAGAAGACCTGACAATAGAGAGAAATTGAAACTTGAAAAATTTGTCAAGGATGCGAATTTGAATGATGAGAGTTTAATTGATGTGTTGATGTCATGTGATTATGATTTGAATATCGTTGATAATGCATTTCTTGTTGTAACTAAGAAATATTATTTTGATGAGGACGGAAGAGTTATTGGTGCTGAGCCGATTGAAGTTATTAGAGGAAGCCCGTTAACGTTGTATTTTGTAATGAGCAGGGATGGCAGAATGGGAGTAACAGATGATGGCAGGGTAGTAGTATTTTGTTTGGAGCATAGGGATGTGCATTATGAATATACTCAAGAAGAAGTTGAAAGAGGAGTTAGATGTCCTAAGTGCGGAAAGATAATGTATCCAGCATATTTCAAGATGTTCAAAGGAGGGAGGACGTTATACTATACAAATGGCGAGGTGTTGCATTTCAAGAAGTTTACACAGGGAATAGGATACGGATTTCCACCTGTAATAACTGTATGGATGAAGGCGATGATATTGATGAAGCAGGATTGGTTTATAATGATGAGCTATCATTTGCAGAGGCCGCCAAAAGGGCTTTTGGTTGTTAGAGGGAACATGAATTCAGTTGCAAAAGCATGGGAGTGGTTAATGGAGAAAGCGAGGATAAATCCGCATGCAATATATCCGCTGATAGTTGAAGGGACTGATTCAAGCAAAAGAGTTGTTGAGTGGATAGATTTTACATTTAAGAGCGATGATATTAATTTCATAGAGTATAGAAATGAGTTGAGAAGAAGTATAGGTGCAGTTTGGGGAGTAATGCCACTGTTTCATGCTGACGTTAGCACAGGAACAGGATTGGCAAATGAGGGCTTGCAAATAACGGTAACAAATAGAGCAATTGAAGTTGAGCAGAATATATACAATAATAAGGTGCTGCCTTGGTTGTGTAGACAGCTTGGAATAAATGATTGGGTTATACAGCTTAAGCCACATGAGGAAAAGGATTTGGCATCACAGTTGCAGAGAATATTAATGAGGATACAGATTGCAAGCGGAATGAAAGGACTTGGTTATGAGCCAATAATGGTTGAAGGAGAGGATGGAATTGATTTCAAGTATGCAGAGTTAGAGCCAGAAGAAAAGCTGAAGAAGTTTTTGAAAGAGATTGCAGATAAATATGGTCTAACTATTGAGCCAGATACACTGTTGAAAGAATTTATATCATTATTGGAAAAGAAGACCGAAGGAGACAATACTGAAAGAGTTGGAGAATTGGAAAGTAGTGAGGAGCATGCAGAAGGAATGGATGAGGTTGTAGGAGTGGTAGGCGAGGGAGGCAAATTGATACCGGAGCCTGAACAAAAGTTAGAGGGAGAGCCGAGCAGGTCGAGGCCGAGCAGAAGAATGCAAAGATTTGAAGGAGAGCCAGAAATGCCGAGGAGGTGAGTATGAAAGAGAAAATTTTTGAGTTGAAGAAAATTCCGTATGAGTGGTTTACAATAATTGCTGACAACGATGATTTAGAAATATTAAAGTGGGGATTGCACAAAGCAATAAAGAATTATGGAAAAGAGAGGATAAAAGCCCTGATAGACATGAGTTTTTGGAAGAAATATAGTGGCTTGACTGATGAGCAGTCGAAAAGAGTTAATGAGATACTGCTGGAGACTGTGTTGCAACAGAGGTGGATAAACAAAGAGCATGTTGTAGGAAGACTTGTTAGGGAGGCAGGATTGGACAGGAGTAAGGCTGAGCTGATAGGAATGACAGAACTTGCAAATATTGCAAATAAGGCAAGAGAAATTGCATATTTAGAAAAAACGAGAGTCAGAAAATTCAAATGGAAAAGTGAGGGAGATAGTAATGTTTGTAAGAAGTGTAAAGAGGTAGAAAATTTGACAGCCGGAGGAGTAACGATAGACGAGTTGAGGCAAATACTGAAGCAATATAATGGAGGGTATGACAGATATAACGTGCATCCGGGTTGTAGGTGTATAATTATAAGAGCGTATGAGAAAGATTTGAGGTGGTGGGAATGAGTGATGAGGTGTTGGTAATAAGCACAAATATTGGGTTAGACCATGCATTTGGAATAGCAAAAAAGTATGAGACATATTATTCGGTAGTGCATGCAAGAGCATTTCCAGACTTGGAGAGTGAAATTGATGGATACGGATTTGAAAACATAAAGAAGGTGTGGGATTTTGGTGAAGCACTTGAAGAAGGCTGTGATTATATAGTGTTTACTGATAGTGGATTCGGAGCACTGGCAGATTGGTTAAGGGAGAATGGATATTATGTGTTTGGTAGCGATGAGCTTACTGAGAAAATTGAGTTTGATAGAGTATATTTCAAGAAAGTGATGGAGAGATTGGGAATAGATACACCTGCATATGAGGTTGTAAAAGGAATTTCAGGAGTTGTTGATGGAATAAAGAGATTGGGAAAGAGGTATGTGAAGATAAATAGATTCAGAGGAAGTTGCGAAACGTTTGCTACAGATAGCCCAGATGAAGCAGAAATTAAGCTGATGATGAGTGGGATGTATATGTTTGGAGATGCAATGACATTTATACTTGAAGAGCCATTGGAGCATGATAGATTTGTGGAAATTGGAGTAGATGTATTTTTTAATGGAGAGGAGTTTTTGGACATAGTTTTCGATACTGTTGAAATGAAGTGGTGCGGAAATTATACTGTTGCTAACAAAATAGGGGAAAGTCCGTGGTTTGATGTGCTTATGAAAATTGAAGATTGGCTTAGAGAGAATGGATATAGAGGAATGATTGCATTTGAGGGATTCTGGGATGGAAATAAAGTATATGTTACAGACCCGACACCGAGATATCCTTATGTTTGTAGCTATGCATATCCGAGGATGATTGATAATTATGCAGATGTGGTTACTGGAGTTGCAATGGGTGATGATGTGGACATAAGGCTCAGATGCAGATATAGTGTTCAATTGCCAGTTTATACTGATGAAATCAAATGGAAAGAAATAAAAGCAGAAAACTTTGATAAGATAGCTGTTAGAAGAGCAATTAAAGCGAAGGACAGGATTTGGTGGGTGCCAGTTGAGGATAATGTTGTAGTTACTGCAATAGGGCTTGGCGATAGTGCAGATGATGCTATTAGGGATGCTGTGGATGCAGTCGAGGGAGTCAATATAGTTGAAACATATCATAGAGCTTATGAGTTCATTCAGTATTTTAATGAGAGGAGAGAAAAGCTTAAAGAGTATGGATACGATTGTTGAGATAATCTTTAAATATAAGTTGGTGCGGAGATAATAATATGAATGACATAGAAATTACTGATTTGGACGAAAGACTTGTAATAGGATGGTGTAGTGTAGAGATACAGGACTCTCAAGGAGACATAGTGCCAGTAGATGAGCTCAGGAAAGCGATGATAAAGTTCATGGACAGAGGCGGAGATTTGGTGTATGGACATTCGAATAAGAAAGTAGGAAAGGTTCTTAACTGGTGGATTGATAAACATCCAGAGACAGGCAGGTATGGAGTAAAGATTTTGGCGAAGATAAATAGAGGATACAAAATAGACGATGCAGTGTGGGAGATGATAAAGAACGGAAAAATAAAGGGATTTTCTATCGGTGGCACAGGAGAACAAAAGATATTAAAGAAAAAAGAGAATGGAGTTGAAAAGGAAATATCAATTTTGAAAGACATTGAGCTTACTGAGATTAGTGTAGTTGAGAAACCTGCAAATCAGTATGCAATAATAGAGGAAATAAATTACTTTGCTAAGGGAGAGTCTGAAATTAATGTAATTGACATTCTAAAAGAGTTCAATATAGCAGGTGAAGATATAAATAAATTCTATGAGAAGAAGGAGAGCATTATATTATGCAACATTTGCAAGTCAGTTAAAGACAAATTTAGAGACAGCGTGGCAATATCGATATACGGAAAGAGATATGGAGAGCTCAGCGACGATGAGAAGAAGAAAGTTAAGAATGTGCTTGATAAGTTTGACGAGATGTTTGCAGTTTTGGGTGTGATATTTGATAATGTAGAGGAAGACAGGAGAGGCGATGAAGAGAGCGAGATTGATGTAAGAAAGCCTTTTGCAGGATTCAAAAACTGGGATGAGTGCATGAGAGAAATGAGAAGAAGGTATGATGAGGAAACAGCAAAGAAAGTATGTGGAAAACTTAAGGCAGAATATGAGAAAAGCATGAGGGACATAATGAAGACAGTGAAGTTGATAAAGAAATCAGTAAGTGAAATGAAGAAAAAATACGGAGTATGAGGAAAAAGTATATATATCAGTTAACAGAGGATTAATAATATGAAAGTGAGAAAACAGATTGATGAAAGAGAAGCGGATGAAATGATTGAAGAAAATGTTGAAGAGACTAACGTTGAAGAGGAACAAGTAGTTAATAGTGATGATTTGGAAAGTAAAGTTGACGAGCTTATGATGAAACTATCTGAGATTACTGAAATCGTTTCAGAGCTTGCAAGTGCAGTTAAATCAGTCGTTGATGTTAATAGAGGAATTCAGGAGACTGTAATGAAAGCACTTGAAGAAATAGAAAAAAGACTGCCGAGGCCAGAAGAGGAAAATAAGAAAGTTGAAGAGGATAGGGCAAATAAGCCAAGAGAGCCAAGTGCTACTGTGACAGGGCAGAAAGTTGATGTCGAGCCTGCAGATGTGCAGAGAGAGCCAGAGTATGAATTTAAGAAGAGAGCAGTGAAGACCGTTGTTACACCGAGACCAGAGCTTGACAAAGATACTGAAGTATTTAAGAATGATAACAGCGGAATGAGCAGTTTCATAGCTGACGTGTTGAAGGGAAAGGCGACTGTTGGTGAGATTGAGGAGAAATTAAAGAAAGTGTTGAGAGGTGAGGGGATATGACCGGGGTTAGACCGTTAACGATTAGAGATTTAGAGATGTTTTACATGGGACTGTCAGGGCATCCGTTTGTCGATTTTGCTGACGTAGTTGAAATAATGAAGGCTGCAGGAGAAATAAGCACAGGACTTGGAACTGCAATTTACAATCAGGTTTATGGAGCATATGTTTGGGCACAGATAAATCAGGAAGCAAATGTGTTTGGAATGCTACCGAAAACTACATGGCCGAGGTCAGGATGGAGAGTTAAGACTGGATTGAGCACGACTGAAAACACGCTTGGAATAAGTGAGACTTCAGCATTACCAAGTGCTGTTAGGCCTGAGATAGCGACAGTTAAGGCAAATCCGAAGGTGCAGGTTATTACTTTTGAGGTTAGCGATGTGGTTGAAGCACTGGTTGAGGTAGGACTTGATGATGTGTGGGGCAGTGTAAATCAGGTAAGAGCTGAAATGGGAGTAGAATTTGCGAAGCTGCTTAATAAACAATTACTTAAGGATATTGAGACACCGGCAGGATATATGTTTGAGTCTGTGGATAGAGTTTGCGGTTCAGCAGATGAACTTGATAGTCAGGGTAAAGACCCAGCACTTGCAAATATTTACGGAATAAACAGACAGACTAATACATGGGCAAATGCACAGGTTTTGCATAATTCAGGAACTCTGAGAGATTTGACAGATGAGCTGATTAGAGAGCTGTTGAATGAATGTAAGAAAGCTGGTGCAAATACGAATGTGATATTAACTGGGCCTGATACATATGCGAAGATTCAGGGCATATACATGAACTTTATAAGATACCTGCCGATGAGTGAGACAAAAGTGCAGTTTGGTATTAACGGTATACAGAGTGCGGAGGGACTTGATGCAGGAATAAGGGTTGCCGCACTGTATGGATTGCCACTGATTAGGAGCGTTGATGTACCTAAGGATGGAGATGGAATACACAGAATATATGCACTTGATACTTCAGACCCAGAAGGATATGGATTGCCGAGGATGGCTATATCGGTGTTGAGGCCAGTGGAATATTTTGAGACGAGGGACTTTCTACTACTGAATAAGTTTGTGATTAAAGGTGCTTACAGAATAGTTGGAGAGCTGGTTTGCAGAACGTTGCCGTATCAAGGAAAGTTGAGAGATTTACAGTAAAGAATTAAGTGTTATTTTTATTTTTTATTTTTTGTTTGTTTAACGGCAAACTTTAAGTATTTCGAGACGAGTAATGATTATGGCATTGTATGTTGAGCCTGCTGAGATAAGAGCGTGGTTGGGAGTCAATAAGTATAGCGACGAATTTTTGATTAACTTGATACGTGAGAAGATGGATTACATTGATTACATATCAGATACGTGCTATAATGGCGAGGAGAAGACTGTGACTGAGTATCACGATTTGACAAAGTTTAAAGGAGGCATATGGTTTGGAGTTGGAATACCTGTGTTTTTATCTAAGTGCTATGTGAAGAGAATAGACAGTTTGTTATTGTTTAACGGCTTGGAGTGGGAGGAGTGGGTAGGAAATAGAGTAGAGAAAAGATTGCAAGGAGATTACTGGGTTGATTATCATGAGGGCATATTGTTCATAAACAGATTTTTGTTTTTGCAGGCAGGCAAAGAGGTGAAAGTTACATATACGTATGGAAGGGATGATTTACCGGCTTTTGTTAAGGAGCTGTGCAGATTGCTTGTAGTTAGAGATTTGTTGATTAATGAAAGAAGATTATTTGCAGTGCCTGAGAGTGAGATGTCATTGAGGATAGGAGAGCAGCTGAATTGGATTGAAAAAAGAATACTTGAGCTTGAGGAAATGGTTAGAGCTATAAAAATGCCAAAAGTCAGGACATATTAGAGCGGCCAGATTTCGAAAACTATATATACACCTTAAGCTTTATTATAACTAAAACAAAGGGAGGTGAAAAGGATGGCGGGCGAGGAGGTCGGGAAATTAGTAGTAGAGTTTGAGGTGGAAAGAGAAGTTGAGCGTGAGTATAATTATGCAGAGAAGTTTTTGAAGTATAAAGGCGACACAATACCGTATAAGGCGATTGTTAAAGATGGTGAGTTTTTGGCTATTGTAGGAAGGAATTACAAATTGATTCCGAATGAGCAGATTGAAAAGATAGTCAAAGAATATTGCGAGAAGAAAGGTTACAAGTATGAGGACATAAAGAGCAGAACAAGGTATCATGGATTTGTAGTGAAGAACGATGTTGGAATTGTTGTGCACAATTCTGTGGATGCAACAATTGCTTTGAGAATAGATGTTATAGTAGATGTTGGCGAAGAATCATATGCAGTTTTTAGAGTAAGAGATGTATACAGAAGACATACTAAGCACAGTGGCAGTCTTGTTGCACATCTAAATGCTATAATGGATGCAGTTCTAAGCAAGGCAGAAGAATACAGAGACTGGCTTAATGAGCTTGATAAATACAGAGCAAGACATTATTTGCAGGCACTAAAAGAAGGACTTGAGATATTGCCAAAGAAGTATTATATTGATGTGCTGAGAAGAGCTGAGTATGGATTTGATGGTGATGGATTGACATTGAGAGACGTATATAGCGACATCAGTAAAAGAATATGGGCATCGAATGCTAACATGCTTACAAAACTGACGTTGTATGAGAAGTTGAACGAATTAATGTTTGTGATTGTTGCTTCAGGTGTATGAGGTGGTATAATGAGGAGGTGGGTTTTAGTTCCGTGCGTGATAAATAAAAACATACCGGCTGAGATAATCAAGACATTTGGGGATGACATGATTACAAAGATAAAGAGGCTCAGCGAATCATTGATAACGAATTATGCTAACGAGAGACAGGTAAGATTGACTTATGCAGAGATTGAGAATAATGTAAAAGAGTTTATCAGCGAGTATGACGAGGAAGACGAAGTATATTTGTTGCTTGGAGGAGGCATACTGCAATGTGTTTTTGCAAAGAGCGTGCTCGACAGGCATGGCATAAAATACAAGATGCTTGTGTTTGAGAAGAAAATCGGAAGATATGCGGTTATTGACTATGATGAGGGAAACGGCGAAATCACAGTTAGTTGATGCGTATGATGGCAGAGCTGTTAAATATTTTATTATTGATGGAACAGAAAGCACATACGCAACGAGCATACATAGAGGGAGATTGTTTTGTAGTTGTAGAGGCTTTTCAGTATGGAAAAGATGTAAACATGCAGAGAGGCTGATGAAAATGTTTGAACTTGATGATATTTTGAGCGGATGCAAAATAAAAGAAGTGAGGAGCAGTCTAAATGCAATGAACGAATTGTTTGGAGTGTGTCCGTATAATAGCGATGAGATTTTTGTGATTTACAGCAAACCGAATGTGGGTAAGACGTTGCTAATGGTGCAGGAGTCATTTTGGTTCATGCATAATGGATTGAATGTGCTGTATGTAGATACTGAAGGTGGAATATATCAGTTTGTGAAAAAGTGGGCTCAGGTGTTCAGTGCAAGATTTGAGAAAAAGGGCAAAATGTATATAGAGTCAAGGAAGGGAATCGAGAGTCTATTTGAGTTTTTAGGTTACAGAGCTGGGATTGTGTTCAGGAGTGCAGATAGCAAGAAGGAAAAAGGCAAGCTTGAGTTCAGAATAGTTGAGACAATAGATGAAGACATAAAGAGAAAAGAAAAAATAAAGACAATTGACGACGTGATAAAAGAGAAGAATATAGATGTTGTTATAATCGACAGTGTTACAATGCCGATTAGAGAGTTTACGTTAGAGCAACAGTCGCATCCGGCCAAGGACTCTGCATTGAGCATAATGATGCTGAAGCTGGCAAGAATCATGGAAGAAAATAATGTGATTGTTATTACAACAGCACATGCGAGTGACAATCCAGCGAATCCATATGAGCGGGGAGCTGAGGTAAGAGGTGGAAGAGCATTGAAGCATATTGGAAAGAGGATAGTATACATGGACGCAAGAGAAAAGAAGGGACTTGAGAACTACAGGAGGTTTTGGCTTGTTAGGGCAGAAGACGTGGAGAAATGGTCTAAAGCGACTGCTGCGAAAATAACAGATTTAGGCTACATAGACATAGATGATAGAGAGTATAGCGAAGTATTTACAAAGGCAGAGATTGATAGGATGAATGAGTATGATTAGAGAGTTTGAAATTTGGGCAAGGAAAAACAGAGTAGGAAAAATATTTGCAAGAGAAGTAGGATTATACAGAAGAAATGCGATGGATGAAGTCGATTTGATTTCTTATATTGATGAAAATCGAGGCGTAGATTGCTATTCAGCAATTTTTGCAAATTGGCAGATAAGAAGGAGACAGTTTGACACTATATTTTTAGATGTGGATGGGCATGAGAACGAAAATGGTGCAGAAGAAAATATTTTCAGAGTTATTGATGTGTTAGATGGGAAAGGAATTAAGTATAGGTTGTATGATAGTGGCAGGGGTTATCATGTATACATAGATTTTGATGTTGTGAGATTGGAGCATTATGGGAGCGTAGTGAGAAAATGGGTTTCTGATATTGGCATAATGGACTATGTTGATAAGAGTGTTGTTGGAGATATCAGAAGGATGGCAAGAATACCTGCGACAATAAACTCGAAGACAGGAACAGTAATGAGGAGAATTAGTGACTGTAACGGTTACAATGATTGGCTGGCACATGAGCTCACAGAGATGGATGAGGTGTTCAGAGAGAAGGACGGCAGGGAGAGAAGGAACTGTGTTGTTAGGATTCAGATTGATTTGAAACTTTCAGAGTTACCGTTGTGTGTGAGAGAGGGGATAGAGACGATGATTGAGACAGGAGAACTTGAACACATTTACAGAGTGGCTATTGCAATATTTTTGTTAAAGGCGTGGGGAGTTGAAAAAACTAAGAAGGTTTTTGAACTGGCAAGCGATTATAACGAAAGCAAGACAGAGTATCAATTGAGTTTTTTGGAGAGAAAGGGATATTATTGCTATTCGTGTAGAAGATTGAAAGAGCTCGGGATATGCAGATATGATGACATGAGAAAGTGCATGTATTATGTTATGACTGACGGATGGTTGGAGAATTTGTTTGATGAGGTGAGTGGAAATGTTCAATAGTGCAATAAAGTATTTTGTGAATGATGTCATAATGCTGAGTGGAGTTTTTGAGGGTAAGTTAAGGGCACTAAAAACAGATGTATTGCCTTATGCGTTTATCGAAGAAAGAGGAGTTGATAAAATAAAAGACAATGTTTACGATGTTCAGAAGACAAATTTAAAAGATTTATCAAACAATAGAGTGTGGAAATTTGAGTGTAAAGAGCCAGCACAGGTTGCAAAAATTAGAGACGAGATGGATAGGATAGGAATAAAAACGTATGAGGCTGACATACCATATGTGAGGAGGTTGCTTGTGGATGGAGAGTATAAAGTGAATTTTGATGGTTGCATAGTTTATGTTGATATTGAGATGGATGATAGTAATGGAATGCCAGTCAATTATGGGCATGATAAAATAGTTAGCATTGCGGTGTATGACGAGAAAGGCAGAGGAAATTGGTATTACGTTAATGATTATGATAGCGAAAGGCAGATGTTAGAAGCATTTATCTCAGATTTAGAGGCAGATGTGAAGACAGTATTTGCAGGATGGAATGTTGAATTTGATTGTAGACATTTGTTAGAGAGAACTAAAAAACTTGGAATAAAGAGTAAGTGGCTTGAATATGTTCAGAGCATTGATTTATTGAGCAGGTATAAGTCGGTTATAAAAGGGCTTGAGAGCTATTCACTTGCAGAAATTAGTAAGTATGAGAAGTTTGAAAAAGTAAAAGAAAGACAGAAAAGAGTATGTGAGATGACAAGAGAAGAGCTTGAGGAGTATAATTTGTATGATGCAGAGCTATGCAGAGAAATTGATAGGAAGTATGGGTTTACAGATTTGGAGTGCGAAATGGCAAAGTCAGTTAATTTGACAATTGACATGCTCACGCCGGTTCAGATTGCAGACAGTTTGATACTGAAAAGAGCAAGAGAACTTGGATTTGTGCTGGAGAATGTTAAGAGAGGAGTAAAGAAAGGATATGTTGGTGCATACATAATTGAGCCTGAGTATGGATTGCATGAGTGGATAGCGTATTATGATGTTGCGTCGATGTATCCGAGCATAATAGTGAACGAGAACATTGATATTGACGGAGCGAATGGAGAGATTTTACCTGCAATAATCAAGAGATTGCTTGAGGAGAGGCGTGAGCTCAAGAGATTATACAAAGAAACTGGAAATGTAAAATATGATGTAATGCAGAACGTTAAGAAAGTGTTTGCAAATAGCTTGTATGGGATGTTTGGCAATGAGTATTCGAGGTATTTCAACGAGAAGAAGGCAGAATTAGTAACTAAGAAGGGAAGGGAAATAATTGAGAAAATAAAGAGTTTTGCTAACGAATATTTTGGAAAGGTTGTATATGGAGATACAGACAGTATATTCATAAGTATATCAGAAGTTGTTAGAGACAGCAACAAAATAGTTGATGTGGCGAAACTGGTTGAAGAGGAGATTAACAGATATATCAGGCCTTATGAGGTTAAGCTTGAGGCTGTGTTTAGGTATATATTGTTTATCAAAAGTGGACAGAAAGGGGCGAAAAAGAGATACTGGGGCATAACTATTGATGGGAATGAGATAGTTAGGGGACTTGAAGTGAGAAGGTCGGATTGGTGTAGATTGGCAAAAATTGTTCAGAAGGAGGTGATTAAGATGGTGTTTGAGGGTAGAACTAAGGAGGAGATATTAAAGTATTTAGCCGACATAAAGAATAGATTGTATAAAGGGGAATTTGATGAGATGCTTGTTATAGCTAAGGGCTACAGAGAATTGGGTGAGTATTTAGTAAACGCTCCGCATGTTAGAGCATTAAGGAAGGCAGAAGAGAAGGGATATAAGTTTGTGGATGGAAAAGTAAAGTATGTGTATACAGGAAAGGATGTTGAGCCAGTGACATGGAAGGGTGTTGAAGAGTTTAGAGGAAAACTGAACTACAGGTATTACTGGGAAAATCAGATTTATGCTGCAGTAAAAAGAATACTCGATAGCATAGATACAAATAAACAGGAGGTGCTCGTTTATGATAATTAGAATATCATTGGCTGACATAGTTTTGTTAATGAGATATTTTGTTTACAATGAGAGATACATAGCAAGGATAGATGCAATACTTGAGAAGTATGGATTGAATGAGACAGATGTGTGTAAAATATTGGAGAATGTTAAAAATTGTAGTATTGTGTGTTTGGATGAATATAAAAAAGTTGAGGAGGTGATAACATGAATGAGGAGGTAAGTTTGTATAGGTATGATGAGAAGACGGGAAGGTGGAAGAATTTCAGAATAGAGAAGACAAAGGACGGAGTGTTTTTATCAATGTCAGAAGGCACGAAGGGAGGAAATGCAAAGACGAGGATAGTAATTAAGCTTGAGGAGGCAGAGCTTGCATTAATACATGTGAAGACGGGGAAAATGCTCTAATGGAGGTATAAGCATGAGCGATGACATAGAGAAAATGAAGGAGTGGTTCAAGAAGAAATATCCGGATTATGCACATATGGCAGAGAACATAGAGTTGGTAAGGAGATTGTATGAAAAAGAACACGGAAGAGGAAAGAGAGTTTCTGGAGTGAGTGCTGAAGAAGTGAAAATTAAAGAGTTGCCTGCGTATGTCAATAAAGTTGTTGAAATTGAGGGAATAGTAACGAGAATTTATGATGTGATAAAATACATGGGCTGTCCGAAATGCAACAGAAAAAATTGTGATTGCGATGTTGATAAGACTGAGCTATATTTGCATAGTGCAGAGGTAGGGGATGAGACAGGTTTTGCGTATATCATGTTAAGGCCGAGCACGAATAATAAGATTGATTTCGATGTAGGAGATGTAATAAGGGCAAGAGGCAGAGTCAAAAAGTGGAAGGATGATTATGAACTGAATGTGTTTGAATATAAAATACTTAAGAAGGGACAGATTACAGCAAAGACAGAGATTGATTATGTGATTGATAAACTGAAGACGCTTGGTGAAATGAGAATGAAATCATTTATAGAGCTGATAATGTCAAGAGGCATTAAACTTGATGAAGTCAGAGATAAAATAGAGATAATTAAAACCGATGATGGCAAGGAATGGGTGAGGCTGAGAGAATGAAGGATTTGGAGAACGAAATTAAATTTAGTTTTTTGAGGAAAGTGCTTGAAGAGCTGAAGGATGATAGGAGGAATGAAATTCATGTAACAGATTTGGTATATAACTGCATTAGAAGAGCATATTACAGCAAAAAATATGGGTTTACATCGGATGAAGACATTTCAGGGTTTGATGAGCAATCAATGCTTACACTTTGGATAGGAAAGAAATTGCATGAGATAAAGCTAAGCGATAAACATGAGTTTGAGATAGAGTTTGAAGGAATCAAAGGGTCGATTGACGAAATTTTGCATATAGGCGATGAGCTAATAATTTTGGATAAGAAAACAACGAGAAAAATACCGAGCTCACCTTACGAGCATCATATAAGGCAGATAGAGTATTATGCTGCAATGTATTATGCTATTTATGGAATTGATGTGAGGTATGGGGCAGTTTTATATATTGACGTGGCGAATAAGAAAAGTGTAGTGCATGTGTTTACGTTATCTGGTGATAAAGAGCAGATTTTGAAAGAGATGATTGAGAAGAAAGAAAAGCTTGAGGATGCAATAAAGAACAATAAAGTGCCAGAGGCAAAGGTTAGTTGGTTATGCGATTATTGCGGACATTTCGAGAGGTGCATAATTGATGGATATAGCGGACGGTGAGGTGACATGATTATAGTAGATTCGAGAGAGCCCGAAAAATTTAGAAAGATTGGAGACAGAGTTGAAGATATACAGGTAGATTATATAGTGGAAGGTGAATATGGAAAGTATGCAATTGAGAGAAAAACGCTTGAAGATTTAATTGCTTCAGTAAGAAGTGGTAGATTATGGAAACAATTAGACAGACTAATCGAGCTTGAGGAAAACTATGGATATGAGCCAGTGCTTGTAATACATGGGAATATTTACAAAAGAATGAGAGCAAGATTTTTGAAAATGTCATTGAGTTGGTGGATTGGAACTCAGCTTGCAATACTCAGAAAAGGTGTAGGAGTAATATACCTGCCGAGTGAGGATGCTTTTGAGGCTCTGATTAAGACAATAGATAAGAAAGTAGGTGAACAAAAAGAATGGAGTAGACCGCACATTTGTAAGAAAAGTAATAGAGACATTAGAGAAGAAGCTGAAGATATGATTTGTGCAGTTAATGGAATAGGAAGAAAAACTGGCAAAGACATGCTTAAGGTGTTTGGTAGTGTGAAAGGAGTTGTGAATGCAGAATATGAAGAGTTGAAGCACGTTATAGGGGAGAGGTTAGCAAAACATTTTATAGAAGTTGTGCAATACAGATATGATGATATAATGAGATTTGATGGAGGTGATGAAAGTGAGGTGGAGCGATAAATACAGGAGGAAATATTTTGAAAGACTTCATCACAAAGTTATTGAGGATATTATAAGAAGCGAGTATGGAGGCTCGATTTTGGATATTGGGGCAGGAGAAGGAGAAATTCTGAAAGCAGTAAGAGAAAAATTCGATGAAATATATGCAATTGAGATAGATTCAGAACTTTGCAGTGAACTCAGAAAAATTGCAGATGTAGTGATTTGCGATGATGCGTTTAAGGTTGATATCGATAGAAAATTTGATGTCATTGTGTGTATGTTTTTTATGTGTTTGTTTGATAGGGAAAAAAGAATTGAGATGCTGAAAAAAATATACGATTGGTTAAAGGATGATGGGATAGCGTATGTTTGCATAACGAATTCGAGAAATGTAAGCGTTAAGTTTGCAAAGGCTTTGGGAATAAGAAAAAGGTATGATGCAGGCAAGGATTTTGAAGAGGACATAATGAGAATTGGATATAAAATTGTTGATAAGTTTGGCGTGGGAGTTCTTATGCCAGTAAGTTTGAGAAATGATTGGAGGTATGTAATAATTCCAAATTTTGTATGCGATATAGTAAATAGAATTTTCGATGACAGGTTAACCGAATATTGTTATGAGATTGTATATAAAATAAAGAAGGCAAGAGGAGGTGGTGTATGTGAAGGTAATAAAAGCTTGGCGTGTGAGCATGCATAACGATATGAGAATAGTATTCAATGAGTATTTGGATGAAATATTTGAAGAGGGAGTAATAAGTAATGGGAAGTTATGCAGAAAATTAGAAGATGTAGTGAAAACAATACATGAGAAGAAATACTGTATAGCCACGAGTAGTGGAACAAGTGCAATAGAATGTTTATTGCAGTATTATAGAGATATTTTGGGGTTTGATACTGTATGTGTTCAAGGAGTTGGATTCATAAGCGATTGGATAATACCAGAGAGACTTGGAATGAGAATAATTCCAGTAGATATCAGGAAGGATTTGATAATTATGGATGTAGACGATTTGATTAAAGCAATAAAAGAAAATGAAGTTAAGAAGACAGTTGTTATGCCAGTTTGGTTATTTGGGTGGTATAGTAGAGAGTATGAGAAGATGATTATAGATGAGCTGACAGATAAGGGGATTGAGTTTAGAATATTGAATGATGTAGCACATTGTTTTGGAAGTGCTCAGAAGTTATGTGGCGATGGCATACTTAGTTTTGCATCAACTAAAATTGTTGCAGCAGGAGAGGGAGGGGCAATAATGACCGATGACGAAGAAATTGATGAATGGTGCAGAATAGCTATTGATATAGGAAGGATTGGAAAAATGTGTCATGTTGTGGGAAACAACTGGAAGCTTAGTGAATTTAATGCAGGTTTTGCATTGAGTCAGTTGAGATATTACAATTCTGATACTGTAAAGAGAAAAAGAGTGTTTGATACATATAAGAAATTGATTAATGAAGAGGATTTGTATGTGTATGACCCAAGCAGAGAGAATTCGAATTGGACTTACAATTATTATGAATGTCCAGTGATTAGCAGAAAAATTCTTAGACACATATTTGAAGAAGAGCTGATGTGCGGGCATAATATAGAGGCTTGGTATTCGAGTGTTAGATATGCAGTAAATGAAGAAGAGGTATGGGAGAGATTGAAAAATAAGGTGGAACGAAATATTGATAATGCAAACTGGATTACAAAACACGTTGTATGTTTGCCTATGCATGTTGGGATGGACATAAAGGATGCGAAAAGAGTGGCCGATGCTGTGTTGAAGATATATAAGAAGTGGTGGTAGTATGGGCGACATATTAGTTGTAGGAGGATGTGGGCAGATAGGAAGTCATGTTGTGGATGTGCTGTTAGAAAGAAAAAATAGAGTTATAGTGTTAGACCCGAGGCCACCGCTAAGGGAGTGGGCGAGATATATACAAAGGGATAAACTGATATATAGGCATGGCAGTAGTGCAGATATAAGACAGATAAATGCGATTGCAAGCGAATATGATGTAGTTGAAATTTACGATTTTGGAGGTTGGCTTGGAAGCGAGGAACTGAGCTCTTTATTTGATACTGCAGTGATGTATAATTTGACGGGAGCAAGAAATGTGTATGAATTGGCTAAGATGAAAGATGCGAGGGTATATCATACAAGCATAGAGTTTGCCGGGTATGGATTTACAGATGGATATAGCGTAACAAAAGAAATGGCATTGAGAATTGCAAAGGAGTATGCAAAGAAGTGGAATGTGTTTATAGTGAGCAGTTATGTGCATCATGTATTTTGCGAGAGACAGAGGATATTGCCAACAAGAAAAATAATACCAACATTGATAAGTTATGCAGTTGCAGGAAGGACATTTAGAATATTTGGTAGTCCTGATAAGAAAATGGATTTGTTATATGCGAGGGATTTTGCTGAAGTTGTTATAGATTTACTTAGACATGAAGAAGTAGAGAGAGTGGATAGACACGTGTATGATATCGGTGTTGGATATGGGATTAGACTTGAGGATTTGGTTAAAATGGTATACAATGAGGTAGGCAGAGAGCCGATGTATGTTATAACTGAAGATGTGAGAAAACAAAGCTCAGACCCATATAGGATTGCGACTAACGATTGGATGAATATATTGGGAGAAAGGAAGCTTAGAGGTGTTAAAGAGATGCTTGATTATGTTGTAGAAAAATATCTTGAAACATACAATAGCGAAGATTTTATGTTGGCGGTTGAGGTTTATGAGCAGAGGCACAGATTCAAGGAGGTTGGAGTATGAGGATTGTATCAAAGTCAAACTGATGTGATGAGGTGTTGTAAAATGACAACGAGAACTGAATTGGATGAAATATCAGATGAACGGAAAGAGGAAATAAAGGTGCTGATAGCGACGAGGTTGAGTGAAGGAAAGATGTGGAATGAAATAGCTGAAGAACTTAAAGATAAATATGGTATTGAAGTTACTGACAAAGCAGTTAAATACTGGTTTGAAAAAGAGGTCGGAACTATAATTATGACAGACGAGGATGACGAGAAAATAATAGAGGTCGATACTTATCATGAGAAGCTCAGATTATATAAGGAGCAGATAGAGAGACTGAAGCTATTGAGGAAATTAGAGAAGCAGATAGGAATGGCAATACCTGAGACGAGAAAAAATATAGAAACTGCTTTGCTAATACTTGAGAAAATTAGAGAAGAAAAAGAGAAAAAGCTTGAGTATGATATTAGTGCAAGAAAAGAGATATTGCTTGGGGAGATTTTAGATGAAATCGATGGCGAGTGATAGTATAAATAAACGTATAATTGAGAATCTCGGCGAGTTTGTAAAGAGGATGTTTATAGCACAGACAGGAGAGCCGATAAAATTGACAAGCTATCAGGAGGAATTCATAAAGAAGGTGTTGAAAAGAGAGAAAAAGAAATACATATTTTTAGCATGCACGAGAGCTGGAAAAAGCGAAGCAACAGCAATACTGGCAATTTTGCTTGCAATAATGTATGATGGTGAGGAGATTGTAGTTATAGCTCCGACATTTAGACAATCGCAGATTTTGTTTAGCAGAATAAGAAATCATATAGTGTCGAATGACATTTTGTATAGCTTAATTGATAAGAAAAGGGGGTTCAGAAGAGACGAGATAAATTTTGTGAATGGCAGTAAAGTAATTTGTTTGAGTGCAGGTAATCCAGAGGGGCTGTTAGGATTTGGAGCAACGGTGTTAATAGTTGATGAGGCCGGCAGCATACCTGACGAGGTGTTTAGAACAAGAATATTGAGAATGATTGCATCAAAGCATAAACACGAGCCAGTGGTTATATTGCTGGGAACACCGCATACAGATAACTATTTTAAGAATGCATGGGTTGACCCGGAGTTTGAGAAAGTTAAAGTAACATGGAGGGAAGCTGTTAAGGAGGGCAGAATAAGGGAAGAAGAAATTGAGTTCATAAGGAGTAGAATACCAGAAAAAGAGTTCAGAATTTGGTATGAGGCCGAGTTTATGGGCAGTGAGGACGTTCTTGTTGATGACAAAGATATCGAGGATGTTATGGTGCTGAGTAGAATGAAAGAAGCTGAAGAGGGCTATGAGTATTATGCAGGGCTCGATATTGCAAGGTTTGGAAGTGATGAAAGTGCTTATGTTGTTGTGAGAATACCTAAGGGAGTGAGTTTTGATGATGCTACGATAGAGATGGTTGCAATGTATACGAGGGGCAAGAGGCCGCTGAGCGACATAATAGGATGGGCAAGGGAAATGACATTGAGGTGGAATGTTAAAGCACTTGGAGTTGATAGTATTGGAATGGGAGCCGGGGTATTTGATGTTTTGAAGGAGAAATTGCCAAACGTGTATGAAGTAACTGCGGCAGGGAGGGAAAGAAATGAGATTTACTTTTTGCTTAAGAGCTTGATTGAGAATAAAAAGATTAGGCTGATTAAAGATGAAAAGTTGAAGTATCAGTTCAAGTCATTTAAGATAACATATACTTCAGATGGCAGAGTGAGAATACTGAAAGATGCAAGAATGCATGATGATTTAGTTGATGCTCTTGCGATTGCATGTTATGTATTGAGCAAATTCAGACGTGAAGATGTGCACGTGTTTGATAGGTTCAGTGAGTATGAAAATCTGATATCGAGAGGGCTGTTAGGATGACGAGCAGAATAAGTTTGACAATAACGCTATCACCTGTGGCGATGAAGGAACTTGAGAGGCTGTCAGAGAAATATAAGATGCCGAAGAGCAGAGTGATTGAAGATTGCTTTATGCTTGGAATTAATGAGTTTGAGGAGAAACATAAAGATAAAAGAGGGCGAAAGAGCAAGGAAGAGAAAATGAAGATGGAAAAGATTGAAGAAGTCGATGCAGATAAGTATTTTAGAAAAATTTTGTTTAGTGATAGGGGCTGGGAAGAAGTTATAATGTAGATGTGCATTTTTATATTGGTATGTGCAATAATGTGTTTTTTGTGTGCATAAATTGCAGTTTTGTGTGCATGCGGCAGAAATAACAAAATCAAGAAAAGCAACGAGCGGGCAGAAAACAAAAACCCGGGGCAAAATAATAAACAGTCACATGCAGCATATAGTGTGATATACAGGTAGGGATAGAAAGGGAAAATATTGATGATGATGAGATTGAAGAGTAAAGAGTAGTAGTAGCAGTTAGTGATATTCAGCAGAGCAACTGTATGATGATGATGGGCAGTAATACTAACGGAGTCTGGAGTATGTGTTAGCTGGCAAATTTCGAAAACTATATATACCTCTTATTGCATACTATTCAATAACAAAAACAACAAAAAAGAGGGAGGTGAGGAAGGATGAAAAATATTTTTTGGGAAGAATTAGTTGAGAAGGTAAGAAGAGAGAGGGAAGAGAGGATATTTAAACTGAAAGAAATAAGCGAAGCACTGGAAAAAGTGATTGAATATTTAGTAGAGAATGATGAAATAAACAGCGACCTTTTAGAAACGCTTGTTGATTTGCTGACGCATATAGACCGAAAAATTACGAGAAATGTCTTTAATAAGAAAATAATGGAGATAATGGAACAGTACGAATATACCGACATTGATGAGGGAGAGCGTGAGGCAGTAACAGAACGTTTGAATGGGTCAATAAGACTGTATAAAGATGGAAGAGCTGATGTCTGGTTTTATAGATGCATACCGAGAAAACACGAGGTCGAGATTTACAAGGGGCGATAAATATGAGGAGAGCCAGGCCTGATATGAGATTAATATATGATTTAATGAGAAAAGCTGATTACGGCAAACTTAGAGGCTATACTGCTGAGCAAGTTAATTTTTTGAAAAGTCTGTTTGACGAGTTCTATTTTGAATATGATGAGAGAGATGGAGCGTATGTAATAGTATTTCCGCTTAAGTTTATTCGGTTTGAATACGATTGTTGGCTCATAGCGGCAAAAATAAAGGAGGGCAAAATTGAAGAGGCTAAACGAATTTATGATGACATGAAAAGCAGATACGAAGCAATTCTGGACATAATGAAGATTGGTGAGAGTGAGACTTGCAGGTGCAATGATGATGACTAAAATTCGAAAAGCTTATATAAGACTTATTGCATACTATTCAATAACAAAAACAAAAAGGGGAGGTGGTAAAGATGGCGGGGAAAATATGTTTTGAAAAAGTGACACATAGAGGCGTAAAGTTTGAGGCGGGGACAGAGGTCGGCGTAATTTTTGACTTTGTGAAGTATCTGATAACAGACCTATGCTGGGGAGGTGATTATAATGAAATGTGAGTTTTGTGGAAAAGAGCTTGACTACATCGAGGTCAAATATTACGTTGTCTATGAGGTAATAGATTTAGTATATCAAGACTTTGTGCATGAGGAAGCTGAAAAAACTTACATCGAGAGTTTCGATGAGAGAGCATACTGTCCATACTGCAGAGCAGAAATCAGGATCGATTTTAACACACCGATAATGGAGCTACTAAGGGCATGAGGCCGTGGGGCTGGTATACTGTATTGCATGAGGCTGAGAGTTACAGTAAAGTCGCTAAGAAAGCTCACGGTTAAAACCGTGAGATGAATTAGGGGAGGTGGGCGGGCTGTCGATAAGTTTAAATACAACGACACTAATTGTTTATAGATGAGCGGCTATCAACATTCAAGAAACAAGGTGTATCTAATTCAGTATCACTTGGTCTGGTGCCCTAAGCGTAGAAAACCGGTTTTAGTGGGGAAAATCAAGGAGAGACTGGAACAGATTATTTATGAGGTTGCAGAAGAGCTGGGGATTAAGGTTCTCGAACTTGCAGTAAAACCAGACCACCTGCACCTGTTCATTTCAGCCTACCCGACAATTCCAGTTCACAAGATTGTGAAGAAGATTAAGGGCAGGAGTTCCCGTATTTTAAGACAGGAGTTCCCTGAACTGCTAAAACTCCCATCATTGTGGACTCATTCATACTTCGTTGCAACCATTGGTAATGTTTCAAAGGAAACGATTGAGAAGTATATCGAAGCTCAGAAGGGGAGATGATGCTGGTCAGAAAGGTTATTAAAGCTAAAATCGTAGATGAAGCAAATAGCGGAAAGCTAAAAGCTCTTGAGAGAGAATACAGTAACTTCCAAAGGGCTTTAAGAGGAGAGGATGTTAAACTCTATTCCGCAACCAGACAGCAGGCTGAGAGACTGCTAAGGAAAATCAGAAAACAAAGAGGAAAGCTCAAGC